TATTATTAGTTCAACAATATTAGTACCAGTAGAGCTTTTAAGTTATATTAAAAATATTGAGAACGAATAATTTTCTATTATGGCAGTAAATAGAACAAGTCGTATTGATGAAATTATTGATCCTACTACGGGTTTTGTAAAAGGTACTAATAGATATATCGGAGGTCATGCAGATTTGCAAACCTTTAAAAGGATGCCAATAGGAACTATTTATAAAGGTGGAGCATTTAAAGGTAGAAGGCAACGAAAAGCAAAAGTATCACAAAATATACAGATACTAGATGAAAGCTTAGAAAATTTTAAACACCCGAACAGTAATTTAGATGTTTCACAAAAAATAGCAAATACTGCTGAAACTGTTCCTATAATTTTTGGAAAAAGGACTAATAATATTGGTGGTGTATGGATGCAACCAAGCTTAATAAAAGCAGGTACAGATTTTTTTAATCAGAAATTAATTTATGTTATATCTCAAGGTGATATTGCTAGCTCACCTGACAAAGCTAAAGCATACGCTGGTTTGAAAAAACTAATTTTTTTGGAGGATCAATCTATAACAGTAAATCATTTATATAGTACAGCAGCGACATTAGCAAGTACGCCTAACTCATGTCCTATAAGTGGTACTGGTTTATATTGTGGTAATGATATTTATTCTTATTTATCAGAAATACTAAAACCATCAGGCTCAAGCTTGTCAAGATCACCAGATCGAGCCGTAGAATTTTTTGATAGCAGAACACTAACTAGAGGGTCAGGCGATACTTCAAATACAACTTTTGTTATGTCATTGCAAGTTTTTGATGCTGAAACAGGTGCAAATGTCACAACAGCCTACCAATCTTATTTAGGGTTTGGTAATATGCAATTTATTTTTAATGCTAGATATGACTCTAGTTTTAATTTAATCGGTGGAAAGACAGTTGGTACTATAGAAAGTGCAGCGCAGGTTCTCGGTATAGGTACAACATTAATAGCACCTGTTACAGGTTCAACATTAACTTCATTACAAGGAGTAAGTAACGGTAGAACGAAATTTATTTTTAAACATACTTTTGTTTCACTTAATACACAAACAAACGCTAGTAACCCAGCAAGTACTGGTACTTTAGAAGGTATACAGGAAGAAACTATAATTGGCACAAGTGCTACTATACAAAATACATCTAATGATAATAGTAGTTTTGCTGATATTACATTTTTAGCGACAACTGGTAACTTATATGAACAGCCTTCATCAGGTACTTTTCCAAGCTCAACAAAACAACTTTATATTTTTTATGAGCAAGGTGTAAAAGTTGATTTATTTAGTGCAGGTTTAACAGGTTCTAGTTATACAGTAGGCGCAAGTAATCAATTTATAGATTTAGCAATGTATTTGTTTAAAATATATAAAAAAATTGATGGTAATAATACAGCAGCAATAGTAGCACCTGTAGAACTTTCTAACTTACAAAATTTATCTACTTTTTGTACTAATAATAGTATGTTTTTTAATGGCATTATTTCAAAAGCTGTTAATATTATTGAATTTATTTCAAGTGTTGCACCATTTTATTTATTGTCTTTTTTATCAGTAGGAGGAAAATACCAATTTGCACCAATTTTACCTATAAATAGTAGCAATCAAATTGATACAACAGCATTAACACCTGTTGCTACATTTACAGAGGCTAATATATTGCCTAATACATTTAGAAAAATATATTTAAATGTAGAAGATAGAAGAGATATTGTTGTTAATTGTATTTATACAGATTGTATACCGACTGAAGTAGCAAGACGTAAAACTGTAAGTGTAAGATTTAGTAGCAGTGCTTTAGATTCTCCAACTGAACAATATGATTTATCTGAATTTTGTACTGATGTAAACCATTCAATCTTGTATGCAAAATATGAACTAGCAAGACGTAAGCATAGTACACATGATATAGCTTTTAGTACACCTTTACTAACAACTTCTTTAATACCTACTGATATTATAAAGCTTGAATTACAAAGAAAAAATAGTGTAGGTGATGATAGAACAGAAACTAATTATTATCAGGTTACAAGCATTACATATGATAATAACGGCATAAGTAGCATACAAGCTTCACATTTTCCACTAGATAGTAACGATATTGCTGAAATATCTAAGGAAATAACTACTGGTACTTTTACTGTTTTACAATGACTACTTTTCCTTCTTTAGAGCCATTAAGAACATCACTTGAATATGGTGATTATCCGCAAAATATACATCAAGCTTTAAGCGGTTCAGATGTAAGATTTAAATTAGCAAATAAAAGAATAGAGCAAATTTTACGTATTGACTATGAACATTTGACTGAATCGGAAGCGCAAAGCATACTTACCCACTTTAACGATCAAAATGGAACTATTGAAGCGTTTGATTTGTCAGCAATAATATGGTCAAAATGGTCTACACCACCTGTAGATAGCACTAATTATAAATGGAGATATTTAAGACCTTTAAATATAGCATTATCAGCACCCAATAGATATAGCATATCTGTTGAATTAGTTACTATACCTTTATAATGGCTACTTTTCCTTCTATTGTCCCTAGTAGTAGATTGTTAATTACTGGTGACTTTCCTAATGTATTACAATCTTCATTAAGTGGTGTTACTACTGGTTACAGGAGGGGTAATAGACGTGTTGAACAAGTATTACAATTAAGCTTTGCACATTTAACAGAAACACAAGTAAATTTAATTAGAACACATTTTGATGGTCAGAGTGGTAGTTTTGAGAATTTCTTTTTAACTTCTTCAACATGGAATGGTTACGCAACACCTCCTGTACCTTTAGCAAATGATTTTGCATGGATATATTCAACACCGCCTACTATTACAGACAGTATACCGAGTAGATGGAACGTACAAGTAGAACTAAAAACTGTACCTCTTGAAAGAGGTGAGCTAGTATATGATGCTGGCGATTCATCAGTAACTGCAAGATCTACTATACTTGATGCCTTAACAAGTAGCTCAACACCTGCTAGAACTAATATAATAGACTCAGGAGATTCTCTTTTAGTATGACTATTACAATAACAGCATTACAAAAACAAAGAAGGGATACTGCAAGTAATTGGACTACGAATAATACTGTTTTGCTTGCTGGTGAATGGGGTATAGAATCAGATACAAAAAAATTTAAGATAGGTGATGGCACAACTGCATGGCAAGCACTCGATTATGTACCAATACCTGATACAAATAGATTATTAACAGGAAATCTTACAGTAGGCACAAACTTAAATGTAAGCGGAAATGCAGTAGTTACAGGTGATTTGACAGTCAATGGTACAACTACAACAATTGATACGACAACACTTACTGTAGAGGATAAAAATATAGAAATAGGTAAGGTTTCTAGCCCAACAGATACAACAGCAGATGGTGGTGGTATTACATTAAAAGGTGCAACAGATAAAACATTTAATTGGATAGATAGTACAGATTCTTGGACATCATCAGAACACTTTTCTGTATCAGGACAAAAAGAAGTTAGATATTTAGATTCTGACTCGTCACATCATGTAGGATTTAAAGCACCTTCAGCAGTTACATCAAATGTTGTATGGACTTTACCAGCTACAGATGCAGCGGTTAATGGTTATGTCTTAGCTAGTGATGCTAGTGGTAATTTAAGTTGGGTCGATCCAGGTTCTGCTACTAACCCAACTTTTACAGGTGATTTGACCTTACAAAATGATGGAAATATAAGAGGTTTTGCAACAGTACAAGCAATATATACAGGTTCTACAAAAACCTTAACAGTTACAGTTGCAAGTAAAACCGCTGCACATAGATATAACGGTACTGGATCAAGCAATGGATATAAAATAGATGGCTATGAAGCACCTTTTATTACATTGACACCTGGTAGAACTTATAGATTTGATCAAGCTGATAGTAGCAATTCTGGTCATCCTTTACGTTTTTATTTAGAAGCTGATAAGACAACAGCATATACAACAGGGGTTACTACAAATGGTACAGCAGGTACAAGTGGGGCATATACAGAGATAGCTGTTACAGATACAACACCAATAGTTTTACATTATCAATGCTCGGCTCATGCACACATGGGTAATAGTGTATCTACTAATTCTAATGTTGTTAACTATAATGATTTACTAAATAAACCAACAATACCAACTAATAATAACCAGTTAACAAATGGCGCAGGGTTTATTGATGGTTCTGCTTTAAATGCAACTAATTTATCATCTGGCACAATACCTGATGCTAGATTCCCTGCAACATTACCAGCAGCTTCAGCAGCAAACTTAACATCAATACCAGCAGCTAACATAACTGGTACGCTACCAGCAATAAGTGGAGCAAATTTAACTAATTTACCAGCAGCAGATTTAAGCAGTCTTAATGCTAGTAATTTAACTAGCGGCACAATACCAGATGCTAGATTTCCTGACCCTTTACCTGCTGTTTCCGCTGCAAACTTAACTAACTTGCCAGGTGGTACTGTTGGCGGTGGTAATGAAAAATTATTTGTAGAAGCGGAAAACCAAATGGATGCTAGCTTTACAACACAACAGAATTTTAATTATATAGCAGTTAGTCCTCTCACTATTGCAACTGGTGCTACTCTTACAGTAAGTGCAAATTCTACAATGACATTTCTTTAAATACTAAAGAATATTTTAGAGTTTATGATAAACAAAATTAGAAGGACAAATTATTAAATTAATAGTAAAATCAAACTAAAGAATAATTATTATGTCAAGAGTAAAAGTAGAAAATATACGACATAGGCTAAGTAGTGATGATGCAATATCACTTGCTGCTGATTCATCGGTTTCGCTTAAACACTCAGCATCAGCTAAATTAACAACAACAAGTACAGGAGTTGTTGTAAGTGGTGAAGCTGTTTTTCAAAAAGAAATAACCGAAACAGTTTTTGCAATAACAGATGCTTCTTCAGTAGCCTTAGATCCTATTAATGGAATGATTCAAACATGGACATTAGGAGCAAATAGAACTGCAACTGATAGTCTTAGTACAGGTCAATCTATGTTACTTATAATTACAGCAAGTAGTTCTAACTATACTTTGACATGGCCTACAATGAAATGGTCGGGTGGATCAGCACCAACACTTGGAGGAGCTAATCCTACAGCAATAGAATTATTTAAGGTTGGTAGTCAATTATATGGAGCAACAGTTGGAGATCTTTCATGAGGTCTCATCATACACGCGCGGCTAGTGGTGGAAGTGGTGCTACTGATCTAGCAAGTTTTTTTAATGTAGACTCTACAGCTAGTACAACTGTCAGGTTTGAAAATTTAGATAGTAGATACGACTGTGATTTTACTCAACCTGCTGGTTGGCAAAGCTTCCATACAGCAACTGTAGACAGTACAGGTGATTCTAATATGGGTAGGGCGCTTAGTATGGTCGGTATTACTTCTACAGATAATCTTGGTATGTTTGTCGAAGGAAATACAAACGGTTATTCTTATGGGACAAATGGCTATCCGACTAATACAGTGATTTGTGATTCCGCTTCAGTTAATACTTCATACGGTCAATGGTCTGGTAATCCTAGTGATATTACTAATAGTAGTAAGTCAAGTACTATATCCACAGTTAGAAGTATAGCACACACATACGCTCATAACACTGACGGTAATCAGGCGTGGTGCGATATTGTTTTTTCAAATGGTTTAGGTGATGCATTAGGTTTTGTATTGCAAGCTGGCGCGAATGGTACTTTTGGAAGTTATCGAACTGGTACTTTATTTGCAAACCACAACCCAATTTGTCGTATGACTTGTAACGGTATATCTGCTACTTTTGCCCCTAAAGGTTACTATGCTGCTGACTCAAATACTCAAGTAGGGACATATTACACTAATTTTGGAAGTATACCTCTATATACTAATGCCTCAGATGGTGGTGGTCATGTAGCATATCCCACGATTTATGATGACACTACTACTACTGACATTGATAGTCACTTTAAAACTCCTTTCGCAGGGACTACTACAACTTCATTACCTTCAACTTATTTTGTTTATTGAATAATTTACGATTATAATATTAAAAAAAGCTAATTAAATTTTTTATGAAATATGCAATCCTTGATGGTACTACTATAAAAAGCACTGGTACTATCCAACAATTATTTCCTAATACAAGTTTTAGTATTGCTGGGGTAAATGCAGATTTCTTAACTGCAAATAATGTAGTAGAACTTGTAGAAAATCTTAGTTTTACAACTCCAACACAAAAACTATCTATTGTAGATGCTTATGTTGATAGTGGAAAAGCTTACAGTGTGAAAGTAGAATCAACAACTTCAGAAGAACAGACTACTATTACAAATCAACAATGGTCGAATATAAGGTTACAAAGAGATAAATTATTGCAAGCTACAGATTGGAGAGCTAGTAGTGATTTAACCTTATCTGATGCTTGGAAAAATTATAGACAAGCTTTAAGGGATGTACCAACACAATCTGATCCATTTAACATTACTTGGCCTGAACAACCTAGCAGTTAATACTTGATAAGACAAAATACTAAATTAACAGTAAAATTAACATAAAATCGTAATTATTATGTCAACAGTAAAAGTAGAAGAAATACAACATCCAAGTAATTCTAATAATGCAGTATCTCTTGCATCAGACTCTAGTGTTGCACTAAAACACTCAGGCAATCAGAAATTAGTCACAAGTTCAACTGGAGTAACTATTACAGGAGCGTGTACTGTAGGTGCAATTAATGACACTGTATTTGCAATTACTGATGCCTCGTCTGTTGCTTTAGATCCTGATAATGGGATGGTGCAAACTTGGACGCTTGGAGCTAACAGAACAGCTACCGATAGCCTTACTACTGGTCAATCAATGCTTCTTGTTATAACAGCATCTAGCAGTAATTACACTTTGACTTGGCCTACTATGACATGGAGTGGTGGATCTGCCCCAACATTAGGAGGTGCAACACCAACAGCTATTGTTTTATGGAAAATAAGTAGTACGCTCTATGGTGCAACCGTAGGGGATCTTGGATGACTAATAAATTTATACTTGCTGCTGCTGGCGGTGAAACTGCTGCTATTATCGCAGGTGCTACTTTACATTGGGATTTTGGTGATACTAATTGCTGGAATAGAACTAGCAGTGGAATTACTGATTTAACAGGTAATGGAAATAATGGTACATTATATAATTATGGTTCTTCGGGTCATAGCTATGGATATAGTTCTTCATTAGGCGGACATTTAGTTAAGACCAATAGTAATAGTCCTCATTACTCTGGTAATGGTATAGAACCAACTATTAATATATTTCGTAGACCAGAATCA